GGGCCATTCAAGTCGTCTTTTTCAATTAAAGGAAATTCTGGTTGTCCATTTTTTCCTATAATTCGAATTGTCATTTGTTCACTAAATAATTGCCTACTCATATCCATCCAATATCTTAAAACGTCAGAATAAGCATCTCCTAAATGATTTACAAACATTCTAACTCTTTCTAATGTAGATTCTCGCAAATGCCTAACTTCTGTGGCGCTACTTGATCCGCCACCTACTCCTTGAGAAAAATCATCTACACCAGAGGCATATTGCATGTCTCCCTTTAAAAGTTCCTCTTCTTTGTATGCCGATGGCTTGATATCGCTAAATTGTATTTCACGTACACCATTAGGATCTACTGAATAGATTATACCAAACGGGCGAGTTACTAATTCGTCCTTATTAACATTCGCCAATGGGTTAACGATCCACATCTTATGAATTGACAATGTAGCCGCGTCAAGTCGTTGATTTTTAACTAAATTTAGCATTATTTGTGGACTCTCTAATATCATAGGCAATCCATATCCCTCAAACTCACCTGGTATTTTTAAATAAGCAGCCTCTATAAAAGGAGCCTCCTTGAAGTCCATAGGGATGGGCATAACTCCATCTTTAAAGATAGGAACATAACTTCCCCCAACCATGACTGCGTATGCATCATCAAACGGTCTCCACCACTCGTATACTTCATACATTTTTACAGTAACATCTTGAGTATTTCTATATTTATCATATTCAGCTATTTGACCAGCAAAACCTGCGGTAGCCGCTGAAGATTTTGTTGTATAAATGTTTGTTGTTCTAACTCTTTGTCTAATAGCAGCATAATCTGTAAGATCCCCTCCAGGAGCCTCAAGAGCTAATTGTAATCTTTTCTTATCCGCCATTGGGTATCTTCTGACCAGTTCTGCTCTAGTTAGAACTAATCTCTTAAGCCAGTATTGTTTGCTTTGTCTGGCTGTGTTATGCCAATCATACCATAAATTATAGTTGTCTACCCATTCGCACATTGGGCCGTCAAAAAAAACTCTCTCCTCTTGTTTCCATTCATACTTCTTGCTCGTGATATCTTTGCTTCTCAAAAATTTCAACTTTCTAACATCCTTTTTCCAGCTAACCTGTAAAAAACCAGTTCCATAAATAAGGGTCGATCTAACGAAATCCTCATTTGTCCTATCCATATTCGCCCTCTCCCAATTGTAGTCCATTAGCTTAACTTGTTTTTCGGCTTTAGCTTGATCATCTTGGTTCCTTCCTACGACAGTAAACTCTGGTCTTGCGTCTACGATCCTAGGAACCATCGTCTCAACAGCAGATTGAATATATGGAATCTGAACGTTAGAATTTCCTGTAATAAAAATAAGTCCGTTTCTTTTTGCTATATAGTTAGTATTTCTAGTAGAAATACTCCATACTTTTCCTTTATAAGCAACCTTACGTATGTTTTTTTTACCTTGCACACATACAGAGTTGCTGTATGCAATATTTGCATACTTATCAGTAATAACGCTACGCATACCAACGAGATGAACGAGAACTTGTAACCATTCTAGGAAATCTTTTTTAGGCTTTGTCACCATATGGTATTTTCCGTCTGGGCGCAAAGAACCATCTCCGAAACAAATTCCATCAAGAAGCCTACGCTTTTCACTCAATGTTAATTTCCATAATAAGTTGTTGGGCTTTCTATCAGGAACCCACTCAAGCATTTTCTTAACAACATCTCCGTTGCTTGGAAAATAAAATCTATGCTCATCATGGTAATGATCCATTTCCTTCTTCCTAGACCATTCTCTATATTCAACACCCAAGGAGATTATAAGATTTCTTAATCTAATAAGAGTTTCTGGTTTTGATTGCGTTATATAGGCTTGTTTTGAGTTTTTAGGAAAACAACCGTCAGTTAAAAACCAACCGATTAGTTCTGCCCAATCTCCGCTTCCTGTTGACAGCTCACCATCATAGGAACCACTTAATGGTAATTGATAAACAGATCCACTATCTAAAAGGTCACATGATTGAACGTATTGGAAGTTGTCATCCCAAATATGTTCTCGCTGATCCGCCTTAAGTATATTTATAATTGTTTTTTTTACTTTTTTTCCTTTTTTTAATAGGACACGGTGATTACCAGTTAAAAGTTGATCTGTATTTGACTGTTTTATAGAAATCATCTCACCGTCAAAATCATAGCTAAATTCATCTTGAGCTGTATCAATTTCTATCATTTTTGTTTCTGGATTGAAACTAAAAACAGACTCACCATTAGAAATTTGACCTATTTTTTTCCAACCTTCTGGTGAAAGTATTTCTGTATCCTCACTGACGCATTGCCACTTCTTTATTTCCCGTTGCCTGTCACCTCCATAAGCGATATAAAGCTTATATGACCTGTCTAGCCTGGGCTTTATCACATTTAAGAAATATTGGCGTGAATCGTCACGTTGAAGAACGAAGAGTCTCCTCAGCTCAACTTCCTTGTCCCCATATTGGAATGGGCTATACATGTTTCCGTATTTTTCCATATAAAAATTGTATCAAAGTCCTTTTTTTTATAAATAAAAAAATATTTGATTAAAAATTAATTAAAAATTAAAAGAAAATATGCTTTTTAGTATGAAAAGTTAGATGGCAACTCTTTTTCATAGTCAACTTGCTCCAATGCTCCACCAAACATAACTTTAAATCCTTGTAGGCATATAGCACTCGCGAAAATACAGTCATCATGAAATCCTGATTGAGCAACCATATCTCCGCCGTCATTAAACGTAAACGTTAACATTTCATCTATTGTAGCTTCAGTGTGAATTTTTAAACTCATGTCTGATAATCCTTCCCTTAAATCATCTATCATCAACGGTCTAGTTATTTTTGTAGTTTTCCAGCCGAGTCTATCAGAAAACCGTGTCCCCATCACGTCCATCTTAACAACGGGCCTAAAATAAAGACGCGGATACATTTTATTTCTAATGGCGGTAACAGTGGAAATTCCGTGATTGTTTATTTCCACTACCATCAACGCTTCATTAAAAAATCGTCCTATCTTGTCAAGAAGATGTCCAAACCTATCTGGAGCCATATGCCCACGCCAGAAAGCTACCTCATCCCCAGTTGTTCTGTCAAATATAGTGAAAACAGAATAATCACCACCGGTCACCCCCTCCGCGACATCAGCTCCAACAATATAATTGTGACCAGGTTTAGGTTTAAAATAAATAATAACTTCATCTTCATTTTTTTCTACAACAGATTCTGCTCCAGCGTCATCTTTAACTTTTTGTCCTAAGTGAAAAACTCGTGACCTGAGTATTTTTATCAACGCAGATGGAAAAACAGGTCTTCCTGAAGCTAAAAATTCCAACCCATACTCCTGAGAAAATCTCATTGGATTGTTTATACGTTTTTTTATTATTTCTATTTGCTCTTGTGAATATCCCCACCACCACCCATATTTTTTTTTGCAGTAATCATTGTCGGACATCCACATCCTGTGATACTGGTTTCCCATGCCGTTCGGAGTTGACTCCACCACAATCTTCCCATTTTGTGGTACGGCATTTTCAATGGCAAGCATTTTCTCAGGTGCTTTATCCCAGAAGGCAAGCTCCGTGCAATTATGTACCACTCCAGAATGAGTCAAAAAAGAATGCGGTTCTTTGTCTAACACAATATCATAGACAAATTCTTCCCTTTCTGTCTCACACACAGACCTGACCTTCATCCAATAATGGAATCTTCCTCTCAACCATGACCTCCATCCATAATTTCTACCTGGATCATTTTCTTGTATCCATCGAAATCTACCATTATTGTAAACAGGGAGCCTGAAACCCAATTTTCTTCTAAATTTATAGTTCCCATGACCACTCAGGGACAGTGAATATACTTTATTACCAGGAGCCCCGTAGAGAGTTGACTCGCTAGATTGTATTGACGCTAAGCCTATTTTTAGAGAAACAAGCAATTTCTTAACCTGATACACTAACGCTGGACTTATTGACCTCAGCACAACCTTCCTATCATCGCTCTCTTGGAAGTATCCATCACCTAAAAATACTCCACGCAGAAACCCATACCCGAATTCCCAGCCGTAATACCAGCAGGAATCATTTATTGTTTTGTTTAAAGCACCTGATCCAAATTTTTCTATCAAAAAACTAGATATTTGTTGCGATGTAATAGTAATAACTGAACTGAGACTACCAGACCGCCTATCAACACTTATTTTTCCCAGTTCATTCCCAAAAACCGTTTTAATCAAAGAAATTAAATATTCTTCCTCTTTTCTATTTATTGAAAAAGAAATCCTTCCTTCCCTTACAAATCCTTTGGCAGAAAACCATCCACAAAATTCCCCGAAATCTCTATTTATTTCCACCTTTCCTATTTTTATAAATGACCCTGTTTTTACAGGATATAACGAAAAATCTATTTCCCTGAAACGATTCCTCATTTGGAAATAAGGATATGCTATGAAATCATTCTTTCTTATGTCCAAAGCTCTTTTCCAACCGTCTTTTGTTAGAATTTCATGATTTTCTGTTGTTTTTAATAAACCATCCGCCCCAACCACGTCTATTGCGAGCATCCTTTCGGTAGACTTCTTTTTTATTATATTCCTTACAACAGAACCGCCACCATTTCCATTAATAACCTTACTCCCTTTTGTTATATCGGAAAC